GGTCTTGACCTTGGCGCTGAGGCCGTCGTTCAGCCCGCCGGTCCACGTGATGATGCCTTCGCCGAAGTAATCGGCCGCCTCGGCGCGGCTGCTGTCGGTGAAGAGCTGGTTGCTGGTGACGCCGGTGAGCGTGCCGGTCACGGTGTAGCTGGCGAGGTTGACGGTGCAGAGGCTGTCGCCGAGCCGGGCGCGGCACGTCTTGGTGCTCACCGAGCCGATGGGCTGCTGTAGGTACTGTTGCCAGCCGCGCAGCTCGGCTACGTAGGCGCCATTGCGCAACTGGAATTCACCTAGGATCCCTGACCCAAGCGTTTCTATTCCATCTGTCGGGTCCGCTACGTTGTACCTGAACAGGATCCACTGCGCACTGTTCCATCTCCCGGACATGATCTCCGGCGTTGTGATGATGTTTGCGTCTGGCAGGACTGTTATCTCGGTGTTGTCCACCGCGAATCCTGCGCTCGTGACGAAACTGCGCACTTCGAGCCCCGGAGCACTGGCGTAATTGATGCTGCTGATCGTCGTATCTTTGTCGGCACTCGTGAACGCGAACACTTCGCTGTCTGTGCGAGTGATCTTGAAGCCGTAAGCAAGCCGTGTACTGCCGCTGTCGTATTCCGCTTGCAAGGCAATCGGGATCGTCTTGCTCATTCGCGGACCTCGACCAACGGAATCGAGTCGCACGAGACGATCAACTCGCCATCATTTGGCTGTCGATTCATGATCGCGCCTGGCAGTCTGTCGATGTCATACCGACACGGCACGCGGAACTCGCCGGCCCAGGCGTAGGTATCGCCCGGAGTGTCACCAGACACGGTGAATGTGCCGGCGCTGTAATCGACAGTTGCGCTCCCTGTCACATCTGTTGTCACAGCAGATCGCGTGCGCCATATAGTCAAAGACCCGCTGACTGGTCGTGTGATCCTGCGCGAGTAGGCATACGGCCCGGTCCCGTAGACCTTGAACATCTGCCACCCATCGCTGGCAACCTCTGCTTCATCAGTAATTCCGTCTGATTGGACCGCAGCGTAATCGAGCGGATCTTTGACAAGAAACGCATACGTCCGTCCACGAACAGAATGGAAGTGAGTGCGGATCGCCATGTAGTCGCTGGCGATCCGGACTGCGAATGCAAGGTCATAGTAATGCCGCGTATGAGCCCATTTTTGGTTCGCAACTTCCCTTCCTGAAATCGCGGCGACGATGTCAGTAGACCATGCAGGATCGCTGCGCATCCCGAACGCAATACAGTCAGGCAACGGCGCGTCAATGACGATCATGTATGTCTCGCTGCTGCCATCTGAAAGCCGCTGAATGCCTTTGCCGCGATCTGCTGTTGCGTTCGCATGTCAGTCGGCGCAGGGATATGGAACACTGGGCTGTAGACGATCGACTTGCCGCCTAGCATCGCGGCTGTCTGTCCTGTCGGAATCACGGTCCCAGAAGTCCGAGGCATGAACAGTTCTGGGCCATCCTCTCCTACCAGATAAGCGCTGCCGGCGTAGGCTGGGCCGCCGCCTGCCAGGCCGACTAGTTCTCCAAGAGCAGCAGACCATGTTGCGCTGCCGACTGCGCCGAATGCTGAACTGACGGAACTGGCAGTTGAGCTTGCGGCGATTGATGCAAGTGCTGCTGCCGCCGACTGTGCCGCTGCGCTAAGTGCTGCCATCGCCGCGATGTTCGCCGTTACCGCCGTCGTCATTGCTGACATCGCCGCCGTGTTCGTCGTCGAGGCCACGGTCGCCGCTGCGACGGCAGTCTTCCCGCCGCCAAGTAGGCCTGAAAGAAAGTCTGTGATGACGCCACCGCCTGTTGCGCCTTTCGTCAACATCTCGGACAGAGGTCCGGTGATGTTCTGACGGATACCCATCCTTGCGACTTCAGCGACGATGAAGTCGGCAAGATTCTTGAAGTCGAGTTTGCCGGTCGTCACGAATTGCACAAGCGCATCCTCGGCCCCCTTGAACATCCCCGAGAACAGATTGTTCGTCTGGGCGGCGATGTCTGCCACTTCGTCGAGGTAGTTGTTCATCGCCTCGCTGGCGCCAACTCGCCAATCGCCCTGCGCGCGCTTCCATTCGGCCCAGAAGTCTCGGTTGAGACGAAGCGCTTCATCGAATCCAGCTTGGATCTTTGCAAGTCCCTCGTTGTACTTGTCAGTTCCCAGGAAGCCGCCCTTGATGGCCTCCTCGTTCAGCCGGCGCATTTCCTTATCGAACGTCCGGCGAATAGCAATCTGTTCAAGGATCTGTTGCCTCGCCTGGCGCCCTGACCCGGCCCCGGCTAGAAGGTCGGCATAGCCTTCGGCACTCGAACGATTGCGTTCGTCAACAGAGCGACCAATGGCTGCAACCGTAGCGTCGAATTCCTCGCGGAGCCTGCGCGCCGCATCGGCCTGCCGCTGCAGTTCTGCAGCCTCTTTCTTGGCCGCTTTCGCCGCGTCTTCCTTGGCCTGCAACCCGACCGACAACGCAGAGTTGATCTGCAGTTGAAGCCGCAGTTGATCCTCGTTCTGCAACAGGATCTTCTGGTCTGCCGTGAGAACCTTTTTCTCTTTCAGGTCGGCAATCTGCTGCTCGAACTTGGCTAGTTCCTGCTGCTGCGATGTCAGCCCTTCAACCGCAACCAGTTGCGCCTTCAGCGCCGCTTCCTGTTCGCGCAGTGACAGCAATTGCCGTTGGGCAGCGTCGTCTTGATATGCCTTCTCTTTGCTGCCCTTCTTGTTGCCAGAGTCGATCTGCTGCTGAATTGCCTTGATCTGGTCTATCGCGCGTGCCTGCGCCTCCGGGCCAAGTGCGCCTGTAGCTTGTGCCGCTCCGAGGCTCCTGACAATCTGCTGCTGAAGAAGCAAAAGCCGCTCTGCCTTCTTGCCCGCAGTTTCGTATCCGGCGGCCACGCCCATGACAGCCTTGAGCTGCTTGTTCGCAGCGTCAATTGACTCTTGCGTCGGCTGGTTGCTGGAGCCCTCCCACGCGCCAGCGAAGTCCGGGCGCTGCGGACGGAAGCTGTTGAAGAATTCCACCGCTCGCCGGATGTCATCGACATCCTGCTTGAACATCCGAATCAGTCCTGACACATCGGACAGAATCGCCTCGAACACACCGCTATTGCGGAAGGTGTCTTTCAGATCCTCCCACGAATCCTTAAGCTCGTTGACCGACTTCTGCAGTGGCGTCAAACCGTTGTCGGCCAGCCCCGCGATGATGCGGCTTACGTCCTCGAATAGAACTCGCTGCGCGCCGGCGGTATCGCCAAGCTCGGCAAGTTGCTTGACAGTGACGATCGTCTCTGCGCGGAGATTACCGAGTACCTTGTCCAACTGCTCGGCACCGCGGGCTGGATCGGCGAAGGCTTGGCCCAGATCCTTTGCAGCATCAGGCAATTCCTTGCCTGTCACGCGGGCATAGTCGCCGACGATCTTCGTCAGGTCATTGAAGATAGGGCCTGCCAATTGCGGAATGCGAACAAGCGCATCCACGGCCTGCGTGGCAACATCCCGCGACACGCCAGGCAGGCGCGCCAGTTCCTTGATGGTGTCTGCCAAGCCAGGCAGTAGTTCACGTCTACCTGTAGCCGTCAGAACAGCCTGCATCGCCCCAAGTGAACGACTCAGGTCTTCCATCTGCTTCGCGCCATAAGCCAGCAGCCCTAAAGCAGCAGCAGCGCCACCTATCGCCAAGCGCATCGGAGTGATGAGCGATGTCAGCGCTTCAATCGCTTTGCCGGCACCGCCAAATTGCCCCTGCAACTGGGCGCCCTGCTGGATAAACGCTGTCAGAACGCTTTGCCCGCTGCTGACTTGGACAAAGAAGTCCTGTACCTGATAGGCGACGTTCTGAAGTTCGTTCGCTGTCAGTTGCCCGGTTCGTCGGAAGCCTTGCGAAACCTTGTCGGTTGCCGCGATCTGAGCGATGAGTCGGGCGGCTTCAGCTTGACCTGCCTTATCGAGCCCGGAACGGGCGGCTTGTAGTTCCAGCAATTGCGCCCGCGTCTTTCCTGCGGCTTCTGCGGTATTGCGCAGGCCACGGAGGAAAGCATCCTGTGTTTCGGTTTGCTCGAATGCCTGCTTCCATACCTTCATGCGCTCGCCGTCTTCGACGAGCTTCTTGGCGGCTTCGTGGGCCTTATCGAATGCGGCTGCGTTCTTGGCCCAACGCGAACTTGTGTCGCCTGGATCTAGGAATGTCTTCGTCGTCTCCGATAGCCGCGCCAGGTTCTGCGACTGCTCGGCCATCTTGCGGAAGCCTTCGGCTCCGGCCGTCGTCGTGCGCTCGATCGTGCCCGCAAGGCGCTGCGCCCGGCGTTCGGCAGCGTCCATGCCGTCCTCAAATCCGCCTATGCGAGCAATCACGTCGACAGAAAGCGTACCGATGTTCCGCGTAGCCATCTACTTCGCCTTGTTCTGTGCAGCCTTGGTCTTCAGCATTGCGAACACCGACCTGATGTCTGGTTGCTCATCTGGTCTGTCTCCGCGCACTGGAAGGAAGTCTGCAATCTTGGCCTTGCTGTCCTTGAACAGCCCGTGATGAATCACGACCGTCAATTGCGCCAGCATGTACTCCAGCCGCGTTCCGAGATCCAGCGGCCCGCGCATGCGGATGTACGAAACCCAGTCATGCGCTTCCTGCAAAGTCATGACTTCCTTCGCCTCGCGAATCGTCCGGCCGCCGATGCCGTGCATGACCAGTTCGTGCCACAACTCATCGGAGGCCGCTAGTCTTTTGGGGCGGCAGGTTTCTCCACCCCGCTGGCCGCAACTGCGATGGCAACTAGCAACCCCCACTTCAGGCTTGCTGCCTGGTTGAAGCTGATTCGCTTGCCGTCCATCATCACGGTGCGCGAAACGCGGGTGGCAAGCACCGAAGTCTCGCTGTCGTCACCGCCGGCCTTCTCGAAAGCGTTTGCAATAGCTTCCGAGTCGGCGGCGGTGAGTTCCTTCTTCACCTGAATCTGGAACTGGTACGTGTCGTCTCCGTTCTGCCATGAGACTTCGCGCGTTTCGTAGCCGTCGTCAATGCGGCCGACTTCGAGCAGCTTTTCGAGTGAGATGGTCATGAGTTCTGATGTGATCAGGTCTTCGGAACCAGCACGACTTCACCGGACACCTGGATGCCGATGTTAGACGTGACGACGGAATTGCCCTGGAAGCTGAACGGGAAGGCGTTCATGAAGCCGCTGAACGTCAGCCACGACCGAGTGCTCGGCAGGATGAACGTGTCATCCGTATCGACGGTCGGCGCGGCCGTGCCATCGGACCAGCCCACCGCCCAGAGCATTGTCAGGCCGAGTTGCTTGATTTCCAGCAACCGGACGTGCGACGCATCATCCGGGTCGGTGTAGATGCCGAACGTCGCGGTCCCCGGAGTGCCGAGGCCAGCGATGTAGGTGCGCGCCGTATCGTTGAGGCAGGTAGTTTCAACCTGCTCGATTGCGGTATCGATCCCGTCGATGCTGGTGATGCAGCCCACGGAGATCAGGGTGCCATCTTCGGGGTCGATGGCGTACAGGTCGGTGCCTTGGGTCTTGACGGACATTGAAGTGCCTCACAGAAAAATGCCGCGGGATTGCGGCGGGATTTCTGCGAGGCACATGGGCACGTTGTTGTGACGCGGCGCCCTGCGAGGCAGTGAACTTGGATCAGGATTGTGGCTGCCTTGACAGCCATTTCTCCCACGCGCTGATGCAGCCCTTCAAGAGCCGGATCAGTGCTTCATTCAATTCGCGAGTGGCCGGGCTCACCGAGGAACCCACCAATCGCAGTCGAAACCTATGCGGTAGCTCTTCGTGTCGGGATCAACCGACTCCGACCGCCAGGACGTGATATGCGCGTAAGGCTCGATCGCATCGCGCAGGGCTTCCAGCACTCCGCGAGCAACCCGCTGGCCCTGCGTCGGCGTCGCATAGACATCGACCTGCACGCCGAAGTAGTCCATGTCCGGCGTCTGGTCCATGACGTTCTGCGGCGTGCCGGAGATGGTCTGATAGACCGCATACGGATACGTCACGCCCTGCGGCGCCCGGCCGAACGGGTAGAACCGTATGTCCGTGCCAAGCACTGCCTGTACGCTAGAGACATTGGCAGTGTCATAGACCGGCGGGAATGCCACGTCAGAGCCCTTCCACCTGGCCGATCTTCTGCTCTAGCTTGCGCGCAAATACGTCAAGCACCTTCTCGATGTTCTCATTCATCGCCGGGCGCAGGTAGGGACGCGCAGCCATCTTCTCTGTCCCCTCCTCGACCAGATGCCAGTGCGGAGTGCTGCCGCCCTTGCCGGTGTCCGGGTTGCCGGATGGGATGCGGCCATGAGCCGTGTTCACGCCGACGCTGATCATGATGTCGCCTGTCTTGCGGTAGTAGCGGCTGCGCACGCGCTGGACAAGGTTGTC